GATTATCATGGATAGCTATAGATATAGAATGATTAAAAAGATTTTTGAATCATATGGAATCGAAGCAGAAGATAGAGACAATCCTAACAACCTCGTTAGAATGATTCGTAATTTACCATCTGTTAATGCGATGGTTGCTCCAATAATTGAATACAATTTTGCAGAAGGTAAGATTAATGCTGGTAATAGTGCGTTGTGGAGATGGGCATGTAATAACACTGGAGTTCAAATTGATGGATTAGGGAATAAGAGATACTTCAAGATTGAACCAAAGCTTAGAAAAAATGATCCACTAATGGCTCATACGGTTGCGATGAGTGAATTTGATATGCTCGAACCAGTTAATATTTATATCTAGAAAGGAGTATATATGGGAATATTTAGTGCGTTTTTTGAAAACAAAGATGGTGTCCTGATAGATGCTGCTTCTGGACTATATTCTGCAAAATTAGCTCAGCTAAGTGCAAAAGAACTTGCAGTTGAAAAGTGTGTAGATTTAATAAGCAAAACTATTTCTAGATTAGAGTTCAAAGTATTTAAGTTTGATAGTAATTCAAAGAAAATCAACTCAGTTACTGATGACATTTATTATCGATTAAACATTCGGCCTAATGATAATGCGGATGGAACTACATTTTGGAAAGATGTTGTTCGAAAGCTTATAAAAGAAAATGAAGCTTTAGTAATTATATTAAATTCAAAGCTGTATTTAGCTGAAACATTTGATAAAACGGATGAAGTAATTTTTGCTAAGAAATTTAAAAACATATATGTTAAAACATTGAATGGTGATAACCTTTTCAAAATGACTCGATCGTTTAGTATGGATGAAGTTTTCTATTTTTCACTAGGGAATTCTCAGATTACTCGAATGTTAGATGTCTTCATGAATGAATATTCAAAATTAATTGCATTTGCTGCATTTGATTACAAGTTCAAGAATGGCAAAAAATTTAGAATCAAGTTTCCAGGTGGTGGTGGTACTCAAATTAGGAGTAAAGAAACAGGAGAGAAAACATATAGTGCAAGTGAGTATATTCAAATTATTGCTAATGATCTCTTTTCAGATGATCCAGCTATCTTGAATATACCTGGTAATATTGAAATCAATAATTTAATAACTGATTCTGCTAAGACGTCAGAAGATTATAGAAAACTTATTGATGGTGCATTCAATTATGTTGCATCAACATTCAATATTCCAGTGGATATTATGCTTGGAAATAAAACGGATAAATCCACTTCAAATGTAGACATGATTACAAATGCAATTATGCCTTTTTTAGAAATCATCGAAGATGGTATAAATGCAAAGATATCTACGAAAGAAGAATATATATCAGGTAGTAAAGTTAGAATAGATAGAACTAAAATCCTCCACACGTCAATTATTGATATAAGCAAAGACAGTGAAGCTTTATTTAGAATTGGGTTTTCTCATAATGATATTCGTGAAATTGGTGGTCTTGAACCTATCAATGAAGAATGGGCAAATGAGCATTATATAACCAAAAACTATACTAAAGAGAAAGGAGGTGAAGAAAAGTGAAAAAATTCTATCAATTAGTTAAAAGCGAAGATGAATCGAATACAGAACTAATTATTCATGGAGATATTAGTTCAATGAAGTGGGAAGATTCAGATGTAGGATCTTATGATATTGCAAAAGACTTAGCATCGATAACAACCCCAAATCTAACTGTAAGGATTAATTCATATGGTGGTGAAGTGAGTCAAGGTTTAGGGATATATAACCTACTTAAGTCATTCAATGGAAATGTAACTACGGTTAATGATGGATTTGCATGTTCTGCAGCTTCAGTAATTTTTATGGCTGGTAAACAACGTATTATGCCAAGATCAAGTTTACTTATGATTCATAATGCATGGGCTTATGCAGCTGGAAATTCAAATGAGTTACGAAAAACTGCTGAATGGTTAGACAAAGTTACACAACCATCAATTGAAATTTATACTGCTAATAGTAATTTATCTGAAAAAGATATTAAGAAAATGCTTGATGATGAAACATGGATATCTGCGGATGAAGCATTAAGGTATGGATTTGCAACTATGATTTCAGATGATGAACCTAAACAAAGTCTTGAAAATCACTTTCTCTATAAGTTGGTGATTAAGAACAAGCAATTAGAAAAAGATTTAGAATCAAAAACTAATGTTGAACCCAAGGACACATGGAAGTCCTTTTTAAATGGGAAGAAAGGAAATTTATGAGATTAGATGATATCGTAAAACAAGCTAAAGAGAAAGCTTTAGCATTACTCAACAGTGCGGAGGATAAACCATCTGCATTACTTGAAGCGATGGAGTTAGTCGTTTCAGCCAAGAATGATGAATTGATTCAAAAGATTTTAGCTGATGCAGATCGTGCAGCATCTGATGCACAATTTGCAAAATCTCTTAATCTTCGAATTTTGAATGAAGAAGAAACTAAGTTTTATAACATCCTTAAGTCTGGGCCTAAGCAAGCAATCACTATTGATCAAGTTGATTTCATTCCAACCACGATTATTGATCGTACTTTAGAAGATGTTAAAAAAGAATCTAAACTATTACAATTAATTAATTTTGCACCTGCTGGAGTTAAGAGATGGTTTACTGCATCAAAGACTGGAGCTGGTAAATGGGGTGGATTAACAGAAGCGATTACTTCTGAATTAAGTGCAAGTATTACTGGTTTAAATATGGAAGTTTCAAAGTTCCATGTATTATTACTTGTTCCAAAATCGATTAGAGAATTAGGTTTACCATTTGTTGATAAGTATTTTATGGCTATTTTGAAAGAAGCATTTGAAGATGGTATCGAAGATGGTTACCTAAATGAAGATGGAAAAGATGCTCCAATTGGTATTTATCGATTAATAAATACATCTGTAGATGGAGTTCATACTGCTAAAACTTTGAGTACAGCGATTACGGATTTTAAACCAAAAACACTTGCTCCAGTTAAGAAAGCATTGAATAACGGTGGTAAACGTTCAATCGATAAGATCTATTTGATTTGTAATCCTGCTGACAAAGCTGATTATGTAGAACCTGCATTATATGATGCAGAAGGGAAAATGATTTCATCTTATAAGAATCTAGAAGTTATTGATACACCAAATAACCCTTTAGGCAAGGCTGCGTTTACTTTATCTGGTAAATATACTATGGGTTTGAATGGTTTCAATTTAACTGAATATAAAGAAGCGAAAGCTTTAGATGATGTTGATGCACTAGTAATCAAAGCTTACGGTAACGGTAGAGCTGATGATGATAATTGTGCATATGTATTTGATGTTACTAAGCTTGAAGAATACATTCCTACTGTTAGAACTGTTGCTGAAGTTGAAGGTGCATAATGAGTCACAAGGTAGTTTCTAGATTTAGAGATCTACAAACTGGCCATATCTACAACGTGGGGGATTCATTCCCCCATGATGGTAGTGAAGTCAAAAAAGCACGTTTAAAAGAATTAGCTTCTGACAAAAACAAACTTAAAAAAGTTTTAATTGTTGAAGTTGATGATTCAATCAAAACAGAAACAGAAACAGACAAAACAGTTATAAATTCATATCCAAACTTGTTAGATGAAAATCAAACATCTAATGAATCAAATTTAGAAGAAAATAAGGGAGAATAGTATGTCAATGGAACCAACCCAATTAGAGACTTTACTTAATGAAGTTAAGAGTGATTTACAATTACCAAGTTCATTTCCAAGTGAAAATTTAACTCAAAAAATTAAAGAAGGTGAATATTTTCTAAATTCACTCGTAGTTGGAGCTGGTGCTGTAGATATCAATTTTGAAACTGATTTAAGTGCTCGATCACTTTTGAAAGAGTATGTTCGTCACGCTTATTTTGGAGTTATAGATGAATTCAAAAAGAAATATGAAGGTGAGATATTTGACACGCAAATTAATCGATTACAACCGCCTTCCTAATTATCACGATGGTACTTGTACTTTACATGAAGTATATTTTACTACTGATACATTTCAAAAAAAGTACATTAAGTCAGGAACACAAATCTACTATCGTGAAAAAGCAATCTATAACAAAACCAAAATTGAGTACAAGCAGATAGGAATAGAAGTTGTTTACATGTTAGTCATCCCATTTCAAGAACTGAAAAGAGATGCTATGTATGCAGTAGTGATAGATGATGAGATTTTTGAAGCACAAAACATTACTACTGTTACAAACAGTAATGGTTTTAAAGAAATTGAAATTACTTTATCTAAATCTAATATCTATTTGGAGGAACAATTATGACAAAGCAAGAATTAATTGAATTGTTAAAGTCTGAAATGCCAGATGCCAAAGAAGGTGCAGTTCCTCCAAATTTGAAACCTCCATATTTAGCATTTTGGGAAATTGATTGGGATTATCAAACAGCCAGTGATGAAGTTAATACTGATGTAGTTACATATCAAATTTCGTTTTTTGCGGACAAGCCAAGACATCCTCAGTTGATGTCTATATTATTGAAATTCAGAGAATTAAGTATTCGTCCAAACGTTAAACATGAATATGTAGATGATTTGAAATGTGTTCATTCTGCGTTTACGATCGAAGTTCTTGAGGATCTATTCGATGGCATCGAAACCTAAAAAAAGAGATTATAGCGATATTGACTATTTGGTAGGAATTAATCATTTTGAATCAATTTTAGAAGAGTCATTAAGATCTGCAGATAATGCAATTGATGCATTAGAAGCAGGTGCTAAAGAATTTGTAGAAGATTTAAAAAAGCTTCCCAAACCATATCGTGAAGTAAGAAAACCAGGATATATGCATCTTGTTGATATGTTTAAATACAAAGTTAATGAGAAGCGTGTTGAGGTTACTGTCGGGTGGGGTAAGTACTATGGGGTTATGTTAGAGTTTGGAGCTTTCAATTATAAAAAGGGTAAACAAGCTCACATGAATCCATTATTCGAAAAGAATAAGAAAAAGTATGAAGAAACAATGAAAAAGACTTTAGGTCTTTAGAAAGGATTTTATGAT